GAAAGTTGCTCATCATTCTACCACCTTCTGAAGTTGTGGTTGAGTCTGAATATTGATAATTATCTGTAAAACTAATTTTTTGTAGGCCGTCACCGATTGTAATTACAAGTTTGCCGTACCTAACATGAGCACCTAATCTTAGAATGTAATTCAAAGATATAAAATTGTTCAGTGCTCCAAAGACCGCCACTGGTCTAAAACTGTTTGATAAAAATATTTGTGAATTGTTTCTGTTAGTAATTTGAGTAAAGTCTGAATTTACAACCTCTGATATACCTGTTATTGTTTCAGAACTTACAATGCCTGCATTTTGTTGTCTATTACTAAAACAATTTGCAACAATGTTGTCTGTGCTTTCACCAAATGATATCATTGGCCAAACAGGATTAGCGGCTGTGTTCGTGCTGTTACCACAATTAGTAAATGAAGATCCTATAAATTTAGTTCCAGATCCCCAATTGCTATTGAACACATATCTGCTAACTTCTTTGAAGTCACAATCTTTTATTTGCCAGTTATTTGCCTGTCCATCTACTCCTATAACATTAATAGATGTATCATTTACAAAAAATTCGCAGTCATGGAAATCAATCTTTGTGTCAGTTGCTATGGTCTGACTACACTTAACACTAACTGCATTGCTTTCAAATTTACAACCTTTAAATTTTATACCATCAACTTTGATTCCTGCGGTAGTGTTATTCCAAAACACAGCACTATCTATTGTTGCAAGATTAATACTTGATGATGGAGTGCTAAGTTGGTATTCACCTTTCCAGGTAACATTTTCAAATGTTGAATCTTTAACACCTGATATAACAGTTTGTCCGCTTGATCTTTCAATTGTTAAATTTTCAACTTTTACATTTTCTGGTCTATCACTACTAGTAAAACTAGCAAGCCCGGTGCCGCTTGATGAAATAAATCTAATGTTGGTAGTATCAATTTTCAGTTTAGTACCTGATTGTGTTTCACCTCTTAGTATAACATTGCTTGGTATTTCAAGATCAGTTGTAAATAGGTATTCACCATTAGGAACTTTTAGTACTTTTTTGTATGTGTTGTCTGTATTTCTAAACAGTTCTGTAAATGCGTTTACAAATGCTTGGTTGGCAGATGTACTACCATCTGGCACTGCACCATAATCAATTACAGAAACTTCAACTTCATCTATTTTGCCTAGAAGTGTTCTTGGCTGCGATAGTGTAATTGATGGATCGTCTGATGAAAATCTGTAACTGTTTGCTAGTTCAAGTATATTATCATGCTCAGTTAATACCTTGGTGTTGCCTACATATGGAGCACCTTCTTGTACAGAACCGTTACCAATGTATAATTCTTGTGTATCTACTGCCCATGCAAGTTCAGCAGAACTTAACTGCGGAACACCACTGCTTGAATTTTTTTGACCTCTACGGATCTGGATTTTGCTTATTTGAACAACAGCCACTTACTAACTCCTAAATTGTTATTAGTATTTATCAGACTGCGTTGTAATACTCTTCTACCTTATTAAGCCACATATCTTGATATTTTGCAAAAGTGTCTTCTGTTACCTCAAATTGCTGGTATTGTAGATCTCTGCTGCACATAAAAATAACGCCTGTTTTAATGTCTGTGCCGTATACTTCGTTATGTGCCATTGCATATGCTACGAGTTGCAAATAGTAATCCTCAACCCATTCTGCTTTCTTAGGCTTATTAGTTTGTTTGTGGTCCATAATAGCAGGCTTGCCCTTATAAACACCACATAAGTCTGTTGTCCCTGAATATAGCCCTGGGAAGTATAATGACTGCTCCATTGCCCAAACTTCATCTACATCTTTTAATCCGTTTTCAATAATTACAGTTGCCATATCATTTGCTTTGACGTGTACTTGATTATTACCTGGCTTTCTTTCTAATCCACACAAAAATCTTTCAAGGTTGGCGTGCATTGCTGTGCCTATTCCTGCCGCTTCTGTAGTGATACGTCTTGCGTTTTCTTCCCCCACACGTTTACGCCATTCATTTAGATGTGTCATATCTTTTGTAGAACTTAGAATAGTTGTAACACTTGGAAGTTTATCTCCGTCAGGTGTTACATATACTCTTTTTTTACGTACAGGATCGTTTACCTGTTTGAGCGAATGATATTCGTATCTTTCAACAAATGGGGGCGGGGTATATTTCTCAGACATACTGTATATAGTACTACCTTATTGTTTGTTTGTCAAGAGTGATTAAGCAGTTTGTTGTGCCAATTGCTGTGGTGCTGCACTTGCCGCTGTAGCATCAACTGCTGCCTGTGCATCTGTTGTTCCATCTGCAGGCGTTTCATCATCTGCTGCACCAGGTACATTTAATTCTAGACCATCTGCATTAAAGTTTTTTACTAGATTTTGGATAGCCGGAGATGTATCATACATTGCTTTAAATGTTTCATAGTCTGTCATAAGCGATGCGTCATTAGATTTCAATATTTTGTTAAGACCTGCCCAGTTCATTTTTGCAGGAACCTTTTTTGCAGAGGCCCTGCCAATAAGATTTTTTAATACTATAACGTATCTATCAATCATCATGTCTGGCGCGAACTCTCTAAATCTCATTACTTAATGCTCGCTAGTTCTTTTTGAAGATCCATAATTTCTTGTTGCTTGGCCTTGATTTGATCTTGCAGTTCTTTCTTTCTATTCTGCATATCAAGAGCCTGCTGTGCCATCATCTTGGCCTGTGCTTGTGGATCAGTAGCAGGTGCTTGTCCTGGAACTGCTGGTGCTGCTGGTGCAGGTTTTGCTCCCATTCCTGGTGCTGGAAGGGCATCTGTTAGTTCTTTGTCTAGATAGAACTCCGACAGTTTCATATTAACCTGCCAGTGTTTTTAATAAACGTGACTCGTAATTGATTGATTCGCGCTGCTCTCTACCTGCTGTTTCCATACCGCCTGCTGCTGGTTCCGCTGCTGCAAAGTCGTCGCCTGCTGGTTCCGCTGGTGCTTCTGCTCCTGCATCTGTTGCTGGTTCAGCCATGTCAGTTGCTCCGCCTTCTTCAGGTTCTGCACCAAGCATGTCACTTGATGTTTCTTCGCCTGCTAGTACGCCAACTGCGCTTGATAGTGTTTCACGTGTTGTTTTAAGGTTTTCCAACGCTGATGCAATTGCTGGTGCGCTTGATTCGATAAACTGTTTTGATTCTGCTTGACCAATTTCGTCTCTAATTGAATCACCTAGTTGTAATAGTGTTTCGTTTTCCATTGAAGAAATCTCCTCAATGAAGCGGCTTAATCTATCAACCATAGTTTTTGCTGTAACAATAGCACTGGCTTGTTGGACTTCACCTTCTGTTACTTTAGTTTCCATTTCTTCTCCGGAGTTTTCTGGGGTTTCTTCTTCTGCTATTTCAAGACCTTTTATAGCAGTTTCTTCTCTTTCTTCTAGTTCTTTGTTGATTGCGTCAAGCATCCATTGCGCTTCATGATACGTATCATCTTGTAAATTTTCGTTGAATTCGCTTGTGCTTCTTGCCTGATGTAGTTGTGTTCTAAGTTTGTTACGTGCATCCTCTAATTTAGGAGCATCAAACGTAGAAAAATCAATTTTCTTGCCGAAAGCCTTGTGAATAGATTCATTCACCTTTTCTGCTTTTGTTTTAAATAGGTCTTGTGTTTTCATTGTCCTCTTCCCAGATGTTATATTATATTTATTCAAAAACCTGTCAAATACTCTGCTCTAGATTTAGCAATAAGTGCTTTTTCTTTAGCAATTTCATATCTAGTCCACAGAATTTCTGCCTTTTCTTCATTATTGTTATTTACCGCTCTATGATAATTATCAATCAAAAACTTGCTGTCTATGAAATGCTTACTGTATTCTCTGTCTATTTCAAATAGTTGTTCTGTAAGTCTTTGATTGATTCCACTTGCTAAATTGTTAGCAATTTTGATAGCCACACAATTCAAACATATTTCACTATAGGCAGTTGTTCCGTCAACTACAAGGTCTTTTAATGGACCATTGCTTTTAATAAGAACTTTGCCAACTAGAATACCTTCTGGTGTTCGTTGAGGCAGGTGTATGCCGTTGTCTATAAATTTTTTATAGACGGACTTTACCAACAGCTCAAAACGTTTAGATACTTCACTCATAAAAAAAGGCCCTTAGGCCAGTATTTAAACAATCTGTAAATGTGATGCTTACATCTTGAGTAAGATAGTAACAACAACTGAAAGAACTGCTGCAATAACAGTGCCTGTAGTACCAATTATAACTTTGGTTAATCCTTTTTGTCCTTCCGTGATATCTTTATGAATAGTATCAACTTTCGTTTCCAAGTTAGTCATACGGTTATCTAACTGTTCATAACGAAGGGCGCACAAATCAACGTGTGCTTCTAAACTTTCTTTTTCTAAACTTGTAGTCTGGCTTTTTGCCATCTATATTCTCCAAAAACTCCCCTACTCCAGGGGCAATTAGTAAACTCTTTCGTTAGCCTAATGCGTTTTTTAGATAGCCTTTTTGTTTGCCTATATGTTTATTTATCTTCTCGGCGTTCGAAAAGTCTTTTAATAAGTCCTTTAATACCGCCTAATTCTTGCTTGACCTCAACCATTTTGTCCGCTGCCTTTTCTACCCTAATAAACATATCCTTAATAACAAACATTACCCAGAACCACCACACAGCACACACTCCTGCCATTATGCTTACGCCAACATATACTATGTTGTGCCAGTCCTTGTGTAATCCATACAGTGACAATAGGAAACCAAACACCATAAAAAAGATAGTGCTCATCATTATTGTATTGTAATGCAATCTGTTCATGCTAATATTTATAAGCAATCAATATAGGATAATACGATCAGTATATCGTTAAATTTTCTCAATCCAAATATTTTTATCAATAAGGAAACATGCTTTAGGGAACGTTTCTGTTTCTGTCAAATTTTTTATAATAGGCACACCCTGTAAATCTTGTTTAAGTAATCCTACAGGATCGCCGTTGTGTAAAAACACATCATCTCTTTCAACAGTAAATTCCCAGAGCCAGTATGCAGTTTTGCCATCAGTTTCTAACATAGAACGTGAAGGATCGTGTGTCCATTCAACGTTAGCTCTCATACCTATACCTTGTAACAATGTATTAAAGTTGCTCTGCTGTGCTTGTCTAATTTGATCAGGGTCTGCTCTGTCCGGATTGGAGCGTGTTATATCAACAGATGTTTTAATTTTATACCTTGGCATAGTGCGAGTATTTACCGGTCATAAAAAAAGGGTGCCAATTTCTTGACACCCTTTCAAAGTTATAAAACTTTATTACAGTTTTGGTTCTACAATGTTTTCGATTGTAGTTACTGCACCAGTTACACCATAAGCGTTTGAGCCGTCTGCTGTAATTGTTCCAGTTGTTTGAACGTGTAAGAACAATACGTCTGTAGCACCGCTTTCAAAAGCAGCACCGTCTGCTGTTCCCATTCCAACAATTGTTCCAGCATCGTCAGTAGCGTTTACGTTACCTTGCTCGATACCTTTTACGATTGTGTTTACGTTTGCATCAGTCATGTTTGTTAATGCAAGTTTTACAACGTAAATTTTACCACCTAAACCTGATGTTTTAGAGTGGATTCCGAAGTTGTCGCCTAGTTCAGCAACACCCGATCCTGCGTTGTTGTAAGTTTGGAAGACACCGCTTCCGTTTGTTAAATCAGCCATTATGTTTTCTCCTCTATAATGTTAACTCCTCTCCGGAGCCGCTATTTTTGTTAGCAGTTGTATTTATCCAAAATAGGTTTTTTCAGGAGTAATGGTAGGATTTTGGGGGTTTTTAGCGGTATTATTCGCTTTTAAAAGGTGTCCAACGGTCTCTAGGTACTAGTTTAACTTTATCTTTAGTTTTAACGTAACCTTCTCCGCCTGGCTTACCGCCTGTAGTAGCAACTACATCACCTTCAGCCTGATCAAGTTCATCAATGATCTCATTCTTGGCTTTCATCAGTTCAGTTACAAGATAGAAAATGTCTTTCATAACCTGTTCCTGTTCCTTAGCAATATTTAGTATCTTATCTTGTTTGTTAGCAGATACCTTTGAATTTTGAAGCCAATTAAGGAAACTGCTGATATTCAGATCTTCTAGTTTCTTTGCTCTGCTCATTTGATTGATGTAGGTGTAGAATATATTATTAAGATCGCTCAGACCTGCACGTTTTTCAAAAAACTTAGAAATATCACCCTGTGCTTTGTTTGCTACTTTTTCTATGTTGCCTAAGTTATCTGCGTTCACAGCAGGTGCTTTGCTAACATACTGTTGTCCTAAAACGATAAGTTCTGGTGATCCATTGAACTGTTGTACATCTTTAATAGGTGTACCACTCTTATCTCCAAAGTATTGATAAGTGTTATGAGCTGCCACTGCAACTTTGCTTTTAGCAATACGTCTGCCTAATTTGCTATCTGCTCTTACATTATAAGTAACCTGATTAGGAGTAAAACTTATGCTGCCATCACTGCCATCATATGGCTTTCCAGGATAGTATAACAAGTCAGCATAGATATATCCTTTAAAATCCTGCGGAGTTGCTTTTTCAAATATAGGCCAAAGGTCTGCCATTTCACCTGCGAATCTTTCACGCCAGTCTTCGCCTTTGCCTCTACTCATTATAAACTTTTTAAGTTCTTCTGGGCTACCGGACTTGCCTTCTTCTCTACCCCAATTGTTTTTGCCAACTAGTCTAAAGGTACCGTCATCGTCACGTCCCCAGTATAGTGTAGGATAACCATCCCACTTTATAGCAACATCTGAACTGTCCTGCTCCATGTCTTTGATAATTTGCACAGCACGTTTGGCACCATCATCTGGATTAGTGAACACTAGATCTTCTAGGTGATTAAATTCCCTACCTACTGTTGCTTCTGTTAAAAATTCAAATGCTCTCATTTCTTTATTAACTTTTTTTGTCTATTTGTTCTATCCACATACTTTGCATGCGGAACTTTTAAATTCTTCTTGCCGTACACATCGCCTATTTTGTGCATCTTACCTGGCTTGTCAAATGCACTGTACCTTATGTCTAATACTTCATTAATTCTCATTGACAACATCTATCATTTGTCTCATCCAACCTATGCTGCCAGGCTGATAACTTTCTACTGCTTTAGAGTCAGGAAGTTCTAGTCCATCCTTTTCAAAAGTTTCTCTAGCATCTGCTACTAGTTCTTCATAGTTGGGTAACTTTTTAATATAACTTACAATACCTTCTACGCTATCCATGGTAGACGGAGTTGCTGTTTGACCTAATAAAGTTTTTGCTACCGCATTAGGGTCTTTTGTTATAAGTTCATTTGTTTCTCTATCTATTAATCCATTGTTTGCTGACCATTTCATATCTTTTGTTTTCGCTATGCTGGCAAGCAGGATGTGTCGGTGGACTCCTTTGAATGGGCTACCCTCTCCGCTTCCCTGTAGGCTGAATTTCATCCATTCAGGGTCACCAAACATAAGATCTGTTTGCACAAATCCGTTTGCAGGGTCTCCCTTGATTGGAGTTTTGAAATGGACCGAAATGCCTGACTTTCGTATCCACATCTTAGTGTCTTCACCTTCGTGATTCTTTGATACGTAATCTGCTAGTTTGCTTTCTAGATCTGCTTTGGTTGTTTTTGTGCTGTCAATTGCAACATCTATGTCTCCACTGTCTGCTTTTTTGCCTGTGGTTCCAAGCATGTTGTCGGTTAGTTCTTGATCAATAATACCTTCCAGCCATTGTAGTGTAGGAACAATGTCATCTTTCTGTATACGTTTTGTAGCGGCATTGCCTTCAGCGTCTTTGAATATGTTGCCGCCTTCATTTAATAGTTCATTACCTGACATAACTATTTCTGCCTTTTAGATTCTGTGATTTTGCGTATACCTCTGTTAAACTTAGATACATCAGAACCTTTAATACTGTTAATAAATCTTCTTTCTAGATCAAGTGCTGTTTGTTCGTCATAGGTTTTGTGGATTAGTTCCATAAGATTAATTGCACTATTAAGTATATTTGCCGCACGTGATTCGATTATCGCTTCAGAGTCCTTTCTATCAGCGATTGCGTTAAGTTCTTGTAAAATTGATCTAGTTTTAACTTTCATGTCATTTTCCTATACAGTGTATTTAACCTTTTTCTTTATAAACTATATACGGCTTGATTTCTATTGTCAACCTTTAGTTGACATACTAGTGCAAAAAAAGCACTACAGCCATGCGCAAAAATAGGTTGATTTTTTTGCTGCGATGCGTTATATTTGTATAAATAAAGGTGAATAGGGCAGTGATCCTGCACTATTTTCACACAGACACTGGGATAGACTAGAGCATTATCCATGCTTTACAAGTGATTGACGAGTACCAAAGGTATTTGCACCGCCGGGGAAGTTCCGGGGTATCATGCTAACCATAAAGCATCCATACATCGAAGGAGAAAACAATGACACACTTTATAAGTGGTCTGATGTCTTGGATGAACAGCGGAATGACGCAACGTCACCGCAATGATCTTTTGACTTGGGCCCAAACTGAATACAAACAAGACTGGAAGTATGCCTACTATTTCATGTTGAAACATGATGGTAGAGCGCCTACACACCAAGAACTACACGGACCAACAGTTCGTAAGGAGGCGGCTTAAATGCAATCCTTACTTAAATTCATCAAACGGTTTTTTTGGACTGACCGAGACTGGCAAGAACATTATCTTGCTAGTGCTACTGACCACGCTGACCTTGAACGCAGGATCAGGCAATTGGACAGGGGCGAGATCAAGATCGGACCTTTTGGAACCTATAAACAATACAGATACTTTTAACATATACACACAGAGGAGATTATAATGTTACTATGGGAAAAATTTAAAAATGCTTGTGTATCTGCAGGTTATGCAAGAGCAGCAAGTCAACTTGCCAGTCAAGGGCACTATTCAGCCGCAAAGCACCTAATGGTTGAAGGACTAAACACAGCCGTTGTAAAGAAACGTGCTATTCAAAGACTTGAAAGAGTAAAGAAAGCCAAGGCCGCGTACGAGCCGGGCGATCACTACATGAAAGGTCACAAGGTTGCATTTTGGAAGGGGCATGCAGATGTTTAAGAACTTTTTTGAAACCGCAGTACCACTTACAATTATGATTACTATCCTTGTAGGATACTTTGCAGCAGTTGCAGCGTTCTGGGGAGGTGTTTTATAATGCTTAATTGGATGCCATACACAGATGAAGAAAATGAATATCTTTCTAAACCAAAACCTGTTAAGAATTAGTTGACATACGATAAATACCTATGTTATATTAGTAGAGTTATATTAGTATAACACACACATACACACAAAGGAGAAATAGTATGACTGACTATACGAAACAGTTCGCCGACATGGCCGAACAAATGCAGAAAATGGCTGAACAATTCAAGCCACAACTTCCAGAAGTAAAGTTCAACAAGAATGGTTACGAGATTCGTACACAGGTTCTTGAAATGGCAAAACAGTTCACAGAGTTTGAACATTCTCAAAAGTGGTTAGGTTTTGAAACTTCAACCAAAAGAGATCCGCAGACTGGACAAATTATTTCTAAAGTTGATATGCCTGAAATTCCAGGCGTAGATAAAGTTTTAGACACTGCTGAAAAGTTCTATGACTTTATTAATAATACAAAGAAGTAGTACATATATTAAAAGTTCCCTATTCGGGATGAAACTTATATCGTAACCGCATAGCGACAATAATAATATAGTAAAGATTGGGTGTTAGTTTTGGCTAGCACCCTTTCTTTTTGACTTGACAGACTATACCATAGAGTGTATAGTATGCTTGTTATAAAAGAAAGGTAAAACAGTGAAAGATAAAATTATACTAGTCGACGCAGACGGAGTACTCTTAGATTGGGAGTGGGCATTCAATGTTTGGATGGGTGAGCAAGGATTTGAAAGGGTAAAAGGCTATCAGTTCGTTTATGATATGGGCGAACGTTATGGCATCTCAAAAGAACAAGTAAAAAAACTAATCAAAATATTCAACAACTCAGCACACATTGGATTTTTACCTGCGCTGAGAGATGCAATGTTTTATGTGAAAAGACTGCACGAAGAACAAGGTTATGTTTTCCATTGCATTACTAGCCTTAGTGAAGATAATAATGCTGGCAAATTACGTAAAATGAATCTGCGTAAACTATTTGGCAAAACTGCCTTTCAAAAGTTTATCATACTAGGAACAGGTGATGAAAAAGACGAGGCACTAGCAGAATATTCTAACACAGGTTGTTGGTGGATTGAAGACAAGCCGGAAAACGCTATAGCAGGGCTACGTGCCGGACTCAATCCTATTTTAATGGAACATGGACACAATATGAGTTTCAAGGACAATGGTGTTCACAAGGTTAAGAACTGGAAAGAAATATATAATCTAGTTACAAATTAAGATTCAATGTGTTCTATGTGATGAATGTATTCACCAATATTGTGATCTGAAAAACTATCAATCTTTCCTGCACGCCATCCCATCCAGATGCCACGAAGTCTATCCTTTACTCTCTGCCAGCCTGTAGGATTGCGCTTTAAACCATATGCATTGAGATAGTGTTCAGTGCCGTGGTGTCTATATCCCATTATAGTCAATGGAACCCTAGTTACTATGTCGTTGTTGTTTACCCAACGATGATGAGTAATGCCTAAACTGTTGCAGTAGCCCTTCCATCCTACTCTAGGTGACCCATATGTGTATAATTCTTCCACTGGTTCTACATTTGGGTAAAGGTGGCAGCGACTAGCCATTATAGTTGCCATTGCTGCTCCGAGGCTATGTCCACAAAACCATATCTTCTTTTTGTCGTTGGCTTTACGTTCTAGGTCTTCTAATACCAAAGGCCATAATTCATCTACTTCTGTCTTGAATCCTTTATGAACTCTTGATACAGTTTCTGCTATTACAGGCAGCGCATCAATATCTGCTTTGATGTCATTAAATTCTGTTGGTTGTGTTCCGCGACAGGCAATAACAAGATCGTGCTTGTTCATAAAGCGGTAAGCCTGTGCGCCGTCAATGTTGTAAAATTCTACAGTTGTAAAGCCCATTGCTTTGGCTTCTTTAGTTGCTGGTTTTTCGTCTAAGTATGCAATTTGTGATAATCTAGCAAAAAGAACAGAACGTTCTTTAAAAGAGAGTTTTGATATCATTTTGGTTTCGCTCCTACATTTATATGCCCTACGTTGCTACACGTATTTATAAATTATAGCGAAGTTCTATTCTTCATCCAAGGAGTGAAATCTTTACCCATTACCATTATACAGCCTGTTTCAGGACCTATCATTAAAACCACAGTAAAAGTACCTGTTTCTGGATTTACATATGTTCTTAATTCTCCCGAAAATCTACCAGGTGCTGATGGTATTAATATCATTCCGTGACCTGAAGTGAATGGCACTTCTTGATATTTGCCTATAACTACGTCTTCAAGTGAATTAACATCAGTGCAATTGATAAATGACGGAAGTAGGCTCCAGGTAGGGTCTGAAGGTGCCGGCATATTTTCTGTTTCTGGTTCTGCTGCGGCGATTGATATACTTAAAATCGTCCCAAGCAAAACTGTTAGGACGTATCGTAACATTTTGTTTTACCTCTTTTCTAAAAGTATTTAGTAAAAAGTACTACTATTTCTTTTCCATTAGGCTTATAGCCTTATCATAATCCTCTTTTGAAATAATGCCTTCTCTTAGCAGTTTTTCTCTGTTGGCCATATGTTTCATTTGGATTTCTTGTTTTGACCCGCCAAAGTATGCTACAGCGTGTCCTTCTTCAATTAGTATATCTGTGAGCATTTTTTCACCTATCTTGAAGTCGCCTAATATACGACCGAACTTGCCCTTCATATCTTCACCATTGCGTGCAATTTGTGTTTTCAAAACTACATTACCTGTTAGGAGTTCTTTTACTCTGGCTTTGGCTGCCTCTCCAAACAAATCTTCTACTTTATCTCTTGTGCGTGACTCGGGAGTATCAATACCCATAATTCTTACACGTTCGTCTTTCATACAGATACCAAATCCTAGATCGATATCTACATCTACTGTATCACCGTCTATGACTTTGACAACGGTTGCTCTATATTCATACATTGTTCGCTCCTGTTATTATATACGTATTTATTATAGGCTTCTTCAAAACCTTCTTCTCTATAGTAGGCTTCTTCCATATACCAAACACGTTTGAAATAACTGTCGTAGCAATCAAGTATGCAAGATTCAGTGGCGTTGAGATGACCTTTAACTATATAAAAAATTCTGCAGGCCTCTTTAATCTTTGAGCCCTTCGCCTTTGTCCTTGTATGCCCATTCATCTGTATGGCCGACACTCCATTTAGGGTTGTTTTCTACTGTGTAATTCTGTGTGCAGACTTTGAAGTCTGGTGTTTTTCGCTCACTTGGAACTAGACTTTGATCTGTGAATACTACTCTGTTATTAGGCTGGGCTGCTATCTGTCCGTTGTCTAGTTTTATGATGTTAAATGTTTTATGCTCTGGATCGTGTTCAGAGAAGTTTGTGTTCAGTGTGCTGCTCTGTGCGTGGCAAGTATCAAGGGTAAACATATACTCGCCTTTGTGCATCTTGCGATCCTTGCCAAAGAATTCGCAGTCACACAGTAAAGGTTTTTTTATTACGGTAATGTCGTAGTCAAAGCAATCCCATATTTGAAGTGTGTCTAGTGGAAGTTGGTTATCTTTATCGTAGTCTTCTTTCCATACAAATGCTGAGATAGGAAGTTTGTCGTAGAGTGCGCCATATTCTAGCAGTAGTGTTTCAAAATATAGTGCCTTGCCTTGTATACTTCTTATTGATATCCACATACCAGGAGTAAGTTCACCGTGACCTTGCTGATGATCATAAAGATATTCCTTCTTTACATATACTTCAACGGGTGGTAGGTTATGCACTAAAAAAGCCACATTTACTCCTTGTTAGTTATGTATGTATTTATTAAATTAGAATACTAGTGTAAGTTTTATGTCCAAGGCCTGCCTGTAACTAATCCACCTGAGTTAGCATTGTCAACAAGATTGGCATTATTATCGCCAGCGGCGTAAAGTGTAGGCAAGTTGCTTTTGGTTTTTGTGTTTCTAGTTTTGTAATACGCAGCATTAGTATCAGCGGCTGCAAGGCCTTTACGTTTTGATACAGCAATTCTTAGTTTTTCTTCTTGTCTTTGCCTTTTGAATCCATTTGTTCCTGAGTATCTAGGAATACAATAAACGCTATCACCGTCAACTAATCCTGCGGCTGTAAGTGTTTTTGCACCATCGTTAGTTTGATTAATTGCAGGATCTTTAGTAGCGTGTATTTCTGCATACATTGCGGTTACAATTTCCTGGCCTTCGATAGCCTGTGCAAGTGCTGTGAGTCCGTTCATTGTGGTACTGCCCATAGTGACAGTAAGGTCAAATTCTACACCTGTTAGTCCTTTACACTTTATTGTGGCCATTGTTTGCTCTCCTCATATACATATTTAGTTAAATACAATATGTTCAAAGCAATAGCAAACTGGTGGAAACAACTAGGCGAGTCCGAAGAAGAACTAGCACGACTTGGTATATACACATACACAAACGCATACGGACAACCCACCTACATTCAAAGAGAACCAAATGATAGACAAAAAACCCATAAACGATCTACTAAAGAGTCTAAAAGACAGCGGTAGATATAGAGTATTCAACGATATTATCCGTGAGCGTGGAGAATTTCCTAGTGCCATATGGTACGGTCCTTACAACATTAAAAAGATAGTTAACTGGTGCTCGAATGATTATTTAGGTATGGGTCAACACAAAGTCGTTATAGATGCTATGCACACAGCACTCGATCAAACAGGATCAGGCAGTGGAGGCACAAGAAATATTGGGGGTACAAGTCATTACCACGTTGCACTTGAACACGAATTAGCAACACTTCATAATAAAAGCAAGGCATTGTTGTTCAGCAGTGCATATGTAGCAAATGAATGGAGCCTTATAGCATTACCTAAGATTATACCTAATCTTGTTTACATAAGCGACAGTAATAATCATGCTAGTATGATTGAAGGCATTAGACATTCAAAAGCACCTAAGATAATTTGGCAGCATAATGATCTAGAACAATTAGATGAATTATGTGCAAGTGCGGTAATAGCAGGACAGACACCTTGTATTGTATTTGAAAGTGTATACTCAATGGATGGTGATATTTCACCTATGAAAGAAATTTGCGATATTGCAGACAAGTACCATGCAATAACTTATATAGACGAAGTTCACGCAGTTGGACTTTATGGAGACCATGGCGGAGGCTGGACAGAAAAACTTGGGTTACAAAACCGTATTGATATAATCAATGGCACACTTGGAAAGGCCTTTGGAACCCAAGGCGGTTACATTGCTGCTGATGCAGAAGTAATTGATGCTATTCGTTCAGTCTCCTCTGGTTTTATTTTTACAACTTCTATGAGTCCTGTAACCTGTGCAGGTGCTATGGCTGCTGTAAAATATCTAAAAGACCATAATGAAATTAGAGAGAAGCATCAAGAACGTGCTAGAAAACTAAAACATAGACTTGTTAAGAATGGCATTAAAGTTATGGAATGTTCAACTACACACATCGTTCCTGTTCTGGTAGGCAATGCTAAAAAATGTAAAGCAATGAGTGACACACTTTTGAATGAACATAGTATATATGTTCAACCTATTAACTATCCTACAGTAGCAGAAGGAACAGAAAGATTACGTTTTGCACCTACACCATATCATGATGATGGAATGATTGAAGATCTTATTTTAGCTCTTCAGAAGACTTTTGAGTATCATCAGGAGTCAGTCTAAACTGATCGTTCATATCGTCCGGCGTACCTACTTCAAATATCATACTGTTAGGTTGCATTGCTTCAATTGAATGCGGACTCATTTCTCCGATGTCAACTGTTTTACCTTCAAGTAGTTCGCCCTGTTGTGTTTGACCAGATTTGATATCTGTGAAAGTAATCTTAAATTTACCAGCATGAATAAACCAACTTTTCTTTTTGTTCTTGTGTATCATTAAAGTAGTTTTAGATCCTGTTTTTTCAAACACTAGAATTTTACCACAGTAAAATCCATTGCTTGCCCACACAATTTCGTATCCCCAATCTTTATCAACTTTGCCTTGTTTTGTTAAATCCATTAGGGTCTTTTCTCCTTAATTTCATCAATTAGTCCGTACTCGAGTGCGTCCTCTGCACTCATAAATTTATCACGCTCCATGTCAGCGGCAAGTTGATCAAATGTTTTTCCTTTTGAATTATGTCTTTCATAAATTTTAGTGAGCTCAGTTTTCATCTTTAGAATTTCTTCTACTTGGATCTGCATATCTGTTGCCTGTCCTCTAGCACCGCCACTAGGTTGATGAATCATGTGTCTAGCATTAGGTAACATATATCTCTTACCAGGTGCGCCTGCCTGGGCAAGTAAAGAACCCATTGAACATGCTTGTCCCATTACATAAGTGGCAACATCTGGTTTTACAAATTGCATCGTATCGTAGATGCTCATGCCAGCAGTAACTACGCCTCCAGGACTGTTTATAAACAAACTAATTTGTTTGTTTGGATTTTCACTTTCTAAAAATAGTAATTGTGCAACAATAAGATTTGCCATATGATCTTCAACTGGACCATTAAGCATAATAATTCTTTCTTT